TCAACAGCTTTGCCGCCGGGTCTATCGGGCCTGGCTGGTGCAAGCGTTAACGACGCAAGCCCTGGCATTGCCACAACGCAAATTTGACAAGTTTACCAGCGTCGAGTGGCAACCACGCGGCTGGGCTTGGGTTGACCCATTGAAAGATCAACAAGCAAACGCCCTGGCCGTCGAGCTGGGTGTTATGTCGCGAACAGAAATTGCCGCTACTCAGGGGCGAGATTTTGAGGACACATTGCGCCAATTGGAGCGTGAAAACGAATTATTAAAACAGTACGGGCTTACGGTTGAGCAAGAAGCGCAGATTTACAAGTATCACATTGATAGCGGCGTGGTGACTAAAAACGAGGTGCGCGACGATTTGGGTTTAGACCCGATATCCGGTGGGGATGCACCAATGCCGGTAAATCAATCCGCGTCAGGTGGGGAATGATGTACATACCAACAGTGCCAATAGGGGGCTGCAATGAACAGAAAGACGATTAAAACAGGCGTTTTGCATAGGTCATTTGATTTATCGCGCGACGCCATTAACGAGGAAACGCGCACCGTTGAATTGGCGTTTTCCAGCGAGTCACCCGTTGCCCGGTGGTTCGGTGATGAAATCCTAGACCATGACCCAAATTCTATTCGCCTTGGCCGGTTGAATGACGGCGGGCCGGTCTTGGTGGACCACGACGCAACCGATCATGTTGGCGTTGTGGAGTCTGTTGTGATTTCTGGCGACCGCGTGGGGCGGGCACAAATTCGCTTTGGCAAAAGTGAGCGCGCCGAGGAAATTTATCAAGACGTGAAAGACGGTATTAGAAAGTCGGTGAGTGTGGGTTATCGCATTCACAAAATGGCTTTGGAATCCGAGACAGACGGGCAGGAAACCTACCGCGCAAGCGATTGGGAACCGTTTGAAATATCAATGGTGAGTGTGCCAGCCGATGCCAGTGTTGGTGTAGGTCGTGCCGCAGAAGATGCCGAATTTGAAACCGTCGTAACACGCGACGAAAAATTTACACATGAGGAAATCAAAATGGAAGATATTAAAAAAACCGCCCCAGTGGTGGATACCGCCGCCGAACTGGAAAAGACGCGCAAAGCCGAATTGGGCCGTATTACGGACATTGAAGCTATGGGCAACCAGCACGGCTTCACCGAGCAAGCCCGGTCAGCCATTGAAAATGGTGTAACCGCCGACCAATTCCGCAAGGATATTTTAGTAAAACTTGGCGAAGCAAAACCCGTAACAGATACAGATATTGGCTTGACCGAAAAAGAAGTTCGCCAGTTTTCTTTCATGCGCGCTATTCACGCCCTGGCAAACCCAGCAGACCGTCGCGCACAAGAAGCCGCCGCCTTTGAATTTGAAGCGTCACGCGCAGCAAGTGAAAAAATGGGCCGCACCGCTCAAGGCATATTTGTACCGAGCGACGTTTTAAAGCGTGATTTAACTGTAGGTACGTCAACCGCCGGTGGTCATACGGTAGCAACCGATCTGCTATCCAGCAGCTTTATCGACAGCCTTGAAAACGCCATGCAAGTGGCCAACCTTGGCGCGACGGTATTACGTGATCTGCAAGGCAATATTGCCATTCCACGTCAAACCGGCGGTGCGACCGCTTATTGGGTTGCTGAATCCGGGGCCGTGACTGAATCAGCCGCAGCGTTTGACCAGGTAACTATGTCGCCCAACACGGTCGGTGCGTTCTCTGACATTTCCCGCAAGTTATTACTTCAAAGTTCCATTGATATTGAAACATTTGTTCGCAATGACCTTGCTTTGCGCTTGGCCTTGTCAATTGATGATAAAGCGATCAATGGCGACGGGTCGAGCAATACGCCTACTGGCATTTTGTCCACTACCGGCATTGGTTCCGTATCGTTTGGCAGTTCAGGCGCACCGACGTTTGGTGAAATTGTCGATGTTGAAACTCAGGTTTCACAAGACAACGCGCTAATGGGTTCTTTGGCTTACATGACCACGGCCGCCATGGCTGGTGGCTTGAAGCAGAAAGCCAAGGATGCCGGTTCCGGTCAATTCGTTTTAGCCGATGGCCAGGCCAACGGTTACAACGTAGCCGTGACCAACCAGTGCGCGGCCAACACCGTGATTTTCGGTAACTGGGCTGATCTGATTATCGGCATGTGGGGCGGTCTTGATATTAACGTGGACACGTCTACGGGTTCCGCTTCTGGCACGGTGCGCGTTGTTGCGTTGCAAGATGTTGATATTGCAGTACGTCACGCTCAATCATTCGCCAAAGGCGCATAGCCCAAATAGGGCGGGGTAAAACCCGCCCATTAACCAGGGGGATTTGTATGCAGATAAAGATTTTAAGTTCCACCGTCGCTGGTGGTCAAGATTTGTTAGCTGGTGCTATCGCTCAAGTGAGCGACCAGGACGGGCAAACGCTTATAAAAATGGGCAAGGCCGAGGCGTATACAGCGCCAGCCGTGACCAAAAAAGCACCTAAAAAAAGGGGCTAAGACATGGCTTTTATAGAAGATTTTGTGGAGTTTTTTGAAACCGATGAGTTTGCCGTAGAGGCGACTTTTGCCGGTGAAACTGTCAACGGAATCTTTGAAGAAAGTTTTATTGAGGTGCATGGCGTCGAGGGATTACACCCGGTGTTTACGTGCGTACAAGCCGACGTTTCAGGGGCAACCCATGGTGATGCCGTCACAATTGGCAGCGTCACTTATCACGTTCATGGGATTCAGAAAGACGGCACCGGCCTAGTGGCCTTAGTGCTTGAGGACCAAAGCTAATGGCGCACGCAAGGCAGCAAATACGCGAGCAATTAGCCACGACGTTAACCGGGCTTACGACAACAGCGAGCCGCGTTTATGACACGCGCCTTTATGCCTATGACACCTTGCCGTGTTTAACGGTTTACGCCGACAAAGACACGGTAGACGAAGAAAGAAGCCAGGCCGGCAAACACTGGCATGACCTGGCGCTAAGAGTTGAGGCCAGGGCAAAGGCTAAGGATTCAGTCGAGGACACAATAGACACCATTTGTGCCGAGATTGAAGCGGCGATTTATGCCGACACGACACTAAACAGCAAGGTCGTGGACGTGTTCATAGCCGATACACAGATTGAGTACAGCGTGGAGCAAGACCAACCCATAGCGTTGGCCACGTTGACGCTGAACGCCACGTACAGGGTCGCACCGAGCGCCCCAACGGTACTGGCAAACTAGAGGTATAGCTATGTTGATGTACAAAAAAAATTGCAAGCCGGTGGACGTTTTGCCGGCCAATGTTTCCACAATGGAAAACCGGGGGTGGGCAGTGACCCCGGCCAAACAACCAGCCACAACTAAAGCCAAAAAACCAACCACTAAAGAGGTGATCGCAAATGGCAGTACATAAAGGCAGTGAGGGCGTTGTGAAAGTCGGGTCCAACACAATAGCCGAGGTTTTAGATTGGTCACTCAATGAGTCGGCCGATACAATCGAAACCACTAATTTAGCAGCAACAGCAAAAACCTATGTGGCCGGCAAACCCGGTGGCAGCGGTTCGGTATCATGCCATTGGGACGAAACCGACACTAGTGGCCAGGGCGCATTAACCGCCGGGGCAACGGTGGTGTTGAACGTGTACCCAGAATCAACGGGAAGCGGGGCTACCTTTGCCAGCTTTTCCGCATTGGTAACGAGTATCGACCGCGCAAGTGGCGGCGGCGAGGGCATTGTTTCCGCGACGTTCAACTTTACCGCGTCTGGTGCAGTTACGTGGTCCACAGTTTGATTGTGAATGCTATTCAAAGCTAACCAAATAGGGCGGTTACATAGCATTTTGCTAAAAGGCGTTTACCCGATGCGCCGAGTAACCGCCATTTTTAAATCGGGAATAAATAATCAATCGGGTGATTTATGAGTGAATTATTAGACGTAGCAAAGGCGCAGTTTAGGGACAGAATGGGGGGCGCATTAAATAGCGTCGAAGTGCCGGAGTGGAACACCAGCATATATTTTAAGCCGTGCATGAGCTTCAAACAGCAAGGTGAGGTGTTAAACCTGGCAAGCCAAGGCAAACAAGCCGAGGCCATTGCTCTGACGTTTATTCTGCGAAGCCTGGACGAGAATGGAAAAGGCTTATTTAAGCGGGTCAACATGACCGAAATTATGAACCAGGTGGACCCGGACGTAATAAGTCGTGTTGTGTCGGCCATGGGGGGCGACGAACTGGACGTTGATGATGCAGTAAAAAACTAAAACAGGACCATGATTTGCGCTTTTTAATGGCGCTGGCCGAGCATTTGCACAAGACGCTTGCCGAAATTATGGACCTGTCAACAGACGAAATTAAATTGTGGGCGGCGCATTTTGAGGTGAAAAATGGCGAAACAAAATAAAGTACAGATCAAGATAACCGCTAAAAATAAAACGAAAGCGGCGTTTGCATCTGTCACCAGTGGTCTAAAAGGTATTGCCGCCGCCGCTTTTTCAATGAAAACCGCCATAGGTGCCGCCGCCGGTATTGCCGGCCTGGGCTATTTGATGAAGCGATCTATGGACCTTACTGACGAATTAGCCAAATCAAGCGAGGCAATTGGTGTATCTGTTGAAGCGCTACAGCGACTACGACACGCGGCCAACCTGGGCGGGATTGAATCTAAAGCATTAGATAAAGCCATTCAAAAACTTGCAATAAACATTGCCGAAGTAGCCACCGGCACCGGCGAAGCCAAGGACGCATTTGAAAAATACAAGATAAGTGCAACTAATGCTGATGGCAGCTTGCGAAGCGTGGCCAGCATAATGGACCAGGTGGCGGGTATCATGCAGGGCGTGACAAATCGGACTGAACAAGCAAGCCTGGCCTATGATTTGTTCGGCGCGCGCGGCGCTAAGATG